ATCGTGCCTGAAGAATCGGACCAATCGATTGGGAACGGAGTCGAATCCACTCGCTCAAAGCCGCTGTTGCTCAAGGCGTTCTGCCCAACGAACGGGCTGGAGTCAATGTCGCCACAGGTGGCGTTGACGCGCAGCACGCTGCCGGACCCGCGCGGCCATCGGTAGTCAAGCCTGTCCACCGCTGCCTCGCCCGTGACTTCAAAGCGCTCGTTGCCTCCGATCAGCGATCCGTCCTGCGAGTCCTTTACGCAGCGCACGGTGATCGTCTCGGCAAGGATGGTGTCATTTGGTACGTTGGCAGCCTTCTTGGCGCCCGACTGGTACGCCTTCTGGTTCTCGCCCATGATGATGGTGCCATCGAACGTGGTGCTGGCGTTAGTCACGCCAGAGAAAGCCACGCTGGTGGTGCCGATCGCCTGCGATTGGGCCTGCATATCGATGCTCAACCGACGGAGGGCGTTGTCGATGTTCTTGGACGGGTCAAGTGTCGGAGACAGTTCGGCATTGACTTGCTCAACGATGGTCTTCTCCATCGCATCGCGAACGGCCTGTTGCGCCGGACGTCCGTTGGCGTCAGCGATGGCGTAGCGGTCTTGGTTCAGCGCGCCGAGGTACTCCTGCCTATCCACCGCGGTGGCGGTGTACTTGCCCATCGCCTCCTCAATGTGCGTGACCAGCGTGCTTTGCGCGGTCCGGTGCTCCTTCCCGGCGTTTACCAACTTGCCAAGGCGGACGAACAGGCCAGCGGACGTTCCGGTGTAGTCAATGGGCATTGCGCTGGAATGGTATGGCGGCATTCAGCGCCGCCTGCCGCCTCTTGCACCCGCAACCTCGCTTGGGCTGCTCCGGTTCCGGCCTGCGCCTGCTCGGCAGCAGCCGCTCCACGAACGCGGCAAGCCTGTGTGCCACGTCAATGCGGCCCATGAACGCCCACCGTATGCAGGCTTCCACCACGTCTCCAAGCCCGCGCGGTCCCGCTGGCTTTCGGCCTGCCCTCATTACAAGGATCGGGTCGCGGGACGGGCACGAACGGCATTGCGAATCGGACACCTTGCCGAACAGCGTGCAGCGCGGCTGGCAGGCGACGATCCGCAAGCGCGTGCAGTTATGCAGCGAAATTGGCGTGCCGTTACAGGAGATGGAAGCGATCACCTCAAGCGCCATCACGACACCGTAAGCGTCTGCCCGTATGTCCTCTGCACCTGAATCCAGTACAGGAACTCGCCATTGGCATCCACCGCCTCGTGGTAGCAGATCTCCGTGTCATCGCCACCATCGCGAACGTAAGTGCCAAGGATGGTGTCGCCGGGGAAGCGGCACAGTTTGCGGTATGAACCGATCACGCCGTTGAGGTTGCATACCTGCAGCACGTTGTACCAGACGGTATTGAACGACTGGCATTCCGTAGCCGCCCTGTAGTTCGTGACGCTCAACGTGATGGCAGCGCTTACGCTGCATGGGTTGCCACCGCCCGTGGTTTCAAGCGTGGCCCTGCCCGGAAATACGGCCAACTGGCCCGGCACCGTAGTCGGATGGCTGCTGTTCAGCGCAGGATTGCTGAACTCGCAGGTGGGAGGCGGATAGGAGTACGACACGCCGGAACATTCCAGTCCGGGTACTGTCGTGACCTGCGCGGTATCGGCAAACCATGGCAACGCACTGGTAATTCGCTGCCTGATGATCGGGTCGTTGCAGAACGATCCGCCAGCGGCGGTGCAGTCGCGATCATCAACGCATTGCTTGTTGGTGCATCCAATCACCCCCGTGATGTTGTGGTTGGGGCACTGCGAATCGACCGAATACCGCACGATGCCCTGCCCGGGCAGGAACAGGATTCGCGGAGCGACCATCGATGAGAACGATCCGCCGCCGAAGATGCGTGCGCCGCATCTGTCCTCGCCCTCAACGCTGATCGACAGGCTTCCGCTGATCGTGACGGAATCGCCGCCAGCGGCTAGGTCCATATCGCTGCAAAAGCATTCCTCGGTTGGTCTGCGGCAGCAGCAACCCGCTGCGGCAGCCGCAGCCTGCTGGCTCACAGTTCGATCCCGTAGATCGCAATCGTCACGTTGGAACCGCTAACCCAAAGGGACTCGCCCGGCGACAGCGGAATTGGATGGGTCAGGAACTCGGCCACGTGCTTGCTGGACAGCGCCACGTTGTACGCCAGCGTATTGGAGGTGGTGGCGGATTCGCCATTGCGCACGTGATGGATCTCGTATGTGCCGTTGTTGTTGGTCGGAGCGGACACGCGGATGGACGTGATAACCACCTTACCGCCGTTGTTGACCTGCACGGCAGGCTTCGGCACGCTTCCAAGCAATGCGATGTACAGCAGTTTGGCGTTCATGTCAGACTCCCATGATGCGCGTGATGATGTGCGCAGCGGCTCCACCCTTGCCATCCTGCCGTTCGGCATCCTTCAGGACGGCGTCATCAAGCGCCTGCACGTCATCATTGTTGCACGTGCACGCCGAATCAAACGCCACGGGCGTCATGGTGACCCACGTGGAGGCTGGTTGCCCATCCACTATTGGGCGAAATACCCATATAACGCTGCCAGCCGGGAGCGGCTGTGATACAGACAGCGTCGCGCATTCCACCGACGCGTCAAGCGCACCGTAGTAGTTCTGCGTCTCGTAGAGGTTGTACGCCTGTATCGGCTCCTGCGTCTCGTTCAGCAGGCAGTCATACAGCGCATTGCCGCCAGCGACGATGGTCGCCAGTTCGACGTTGCCGTCCACGCGAGCCAGCCTCGGCGTGCCGATGTACACCATTTGCTTGTCGATTGCGTTGCCGCCATCGGTCCGGCTCGCAAGGTGCGCCTTGACCACGTCGCCATCGGACAGCGACGGCTCGTCCTCAATCATCAGCAGGAACGCGCCAGCCTGCTGCGACAGCGGATTGGACACGGGCTCGGTCCTGACGCATGTCTCGCTGACGATGTCGCCTTCCTTACTGATGAGCAGGCCGACCTCAAGGAATGGGTAGGACACGACGTTCAGTCCGCGTTCGCATCCAACGGCACGGACGCCCGGTCCGGTGATGCGCGCAAGGATCACGTCCTTCGTCGGCTCGTGCCTCGCTTGCACCAGCCGAACCTCCTGCTGGAGGCGGACGATGGCATCCACCAGTTCGTTCAGGCGTTGCGCATTCAGCGGCCCCCATTGGAACTGGTCGAAGCGGCGCAGCATCGGTCAGTCGGAGAACACTTGCCACTGTACAAACGCGGTCCCGGTGGCTGGCTCAATCACCTTCAGCACTGGGCTGGTGTGCGTCGTTGCCGACAGCCGCAGCGTGGCTGGCTCGCCTTGCCGCAGTTCGCCGAAGGAGTTGAAGTTGGAACCGTCCCACGATCCCACCTCCACCTTGGTTCCTGTCGTGAGGTTGATGAAGTTGGCAAGCCCTCGGGTGGTCACGTCCACCAGCAGGCAGGCTTCGGTTGCCGTCTGGATCAGTTGGACGCCACCAGACGATGCGTTACCAGTCAGGGTGATCAGCGCCTGCGGCGGCAGGAAGTTGTACTGGAGCGCTCCCTTGCTGACGCTCATATTCATCGATAGGTTGATTTCGTCTGCCATGTCGTGTCCTTACGGTAGCCATGAAACGGCCAATGCCGGATGGATGTCCTGAAACTTGGTGACCTCGGCGTACATCTGGAACCACGCCACCTGCTTGGCCTGCCCCCTGCCAAGCGAGGTGTTGCCGCCATCGCCATCGTCGGTGATGACGTAGCCGCTGGCGTTGCGCATCGGAGCCTGCCGCAGGAAGTAGTACTTGTCCACTTCGAAGTTCAGGCTGACGATCCAGCGACCGGGCTGCATCTGCGATGCTTCCGCGCCCATCAGTACCGCCGTGTACGGGTCGCATCCAAGAAACGGGTAGTCGTTGCGCGTGCCGAGGAACTTGCGGAAGTACTGCAGTTTGGGCCAGATGGTGGTCGTGATGTCCACGATCATTCGCTGGATCGGCACCACCACCGTGGCAGGCGTGCCAGCAATGTCGATGCGGCTGCCGCCAATGTCTGCAAGCGGCCTGTCCGGCGGGTACCGAGGGATGTAGTTGCTGTCCGTCTTGAGCAGCAGCGCCGCCCGAAAGTCGCCATCCGTCTTGAACTGGCGCCACATGTCCATGAAACGGCCTTCGGACGAGAGCCGAAGCGTCACGTATCCATCGTCATTGGGCTGCAGCCGACGGAAACTGGAGATGGTCTCTCCGGACCCGTCCTTGTAGATGAGCCGGACGTGCCATCCGCCCTCCACGTTCGGGTCTCGCGTAATGTCAAAGTCACGAAATACCAGCGTGACGGGAGGTGTGCCAACTGGCCCGGTCGGCCATGGTGCCAGTTTCAGCGGCAGGAGCGGACCGAACAGCGCAAGGATGTCCTGTTCCGTGTCGTACGGGTAACAGTAGAACACTCGCGTGCCGACCGGGTTGCCTTGGTCGTAGGTGATTGTTCGCGAAGTGGTCTGTTCGACTGCGCTCACGTCAGTTCCTCATCGCCGTGCGGCTGTAGTGACCGATTTCCTTGACGATGCTTTCGATTCGCTCCAGCGCGACCACCTGTTTCATGGCGGCATCGTAGACCTTGGCGGACGCCTCCTCCGGCGTGCCAAATGCAGCGCGGAACGTCCCCATGCCCGTCTGGAACTCGGCCATGCCCATGTGCATACGGCTCTGGATCATCTGTCCTCGCACGTCGGTCATGTTGAGAATCTGCTGCTCGGCCTGAAGCGCAGCCAACTCGTCCATCCGGCCAAGGATGAGGTTCTGGTTCGGTATCTTGACGATGCCGCGACCGATCTCGCGCGTGGTCCGGTTGGCGAAGAAGTCGGACATCCAATCGCCAAGCCCGTACTCGCTGCCTTCCTCAAACCGATTCTCGATCTCCATATTCGTGCCTTCGAACATGGCACGCCCAAGAGCCTCGCCAGCGCGCTCGCCCACTGGCTCAAGCGCCTCGGCAAGCACCAGCCCCAATTGCACCGACCAATGCGGGATCACCTTCAGCGACTCGCGCAGCCCCTTGGCAAGCGAATCGCCAAGGTCCGACCGCCGTTCGGTTTCCTTCTTCAGGTCATCCGTAAACGACTGCGCAAACGCCGTGGCGACGCCGCCAACCATCGCGCCCTTGCCAGCAAACATCTGACCAAGCCTGCCGCGACCGCCAACGGTTTGCCCAACCGCGTTGTCCATCGTCTTGCCCATGCGCTGGGCAGACGCCTCCACCTGCTTCTCTGCCTGCTGGAGGGTGGTGCCTAGCCCGGTGGCGTTGGCAAGAATGTCCACGATGACCTGCGCTGCGCCGCCGCCTGCTGTGCTCATCCGTGAATCCTCCGCATCTCTGCCTCAACTCTAGCGCGATGGTCGACCCCGCCTGACTCAGGTTTCCCGAACTCGCGCTCCAGCACGGCGTTCATCGCCTGCGCCCATTCCATGACCTCGTTGCAGGGCATCTCCATCGGGTCGCCAAGGCCGGGGCAGTAACGGGCAAGGCTCGCGACAGCAAGCCGCCAATCCTTGTCGGACGGCGGCTCTATGCGTTTCCCTCGGAGTCGCCTGCCTTCAGTTGCCAGCCGCAGCAGCGCATCGCAAGCACGGCAACGGCATCGGGGTCCATGCCGTCCAGCGCTTCGTACAGCGCATCCGGCAGCACCCCTCCGCGCTGTGCCGCACGCTCAAGGATCATGGACGCGCCGTCGTAGGTCTTGCACATTTCAAGCAGCAGCCCGTACGCGGACTTACGCTCGGCGTAGTCCTGCGCGCTCTTGGCGACCTCAACTGGCGTGGCTCCCGAACGCCGCAACGCCTGCTCATGCTCCTGCTGGCGCGTGGAAAGCCACCGCTGCGTCAGTTCGCACCAGTCCCGGAGGCAAAGCGTTCGAAGCAGGACGCCGTTGACGGTAATCGGTGCGTTCATAGCGACCGGGATCGTAGCCACTCGTCATCCATGCGCACGCATTGCTCAACACGGTCGCGCCGCGATGCGGTGATCCAGTCCAGCGTGGCTGGAATTAGGTTCAGGGCGCTTGCAGCGGCGCGGATCGCCTCCTCGCGCGTGACGTGCGGCGACACATACAGCCGGAACTGCTGTCCCTCGCGCGATCCCGTGACCACCCAATCCTGCTCGGTTGTCCGGGCGTCGATTCCACCGAAGCCGGGAATGGGAGTGCCAACCACTGAGGCATTCCTTCCCGCAAACGCGTTCATGCGGTCCATACCAGCGTGAATGGCGAGTTGGTTCCGGTCGCGATGGACGCAAGGCTGAATGAGAACGTGATGCCAGTGTCGCCTGTCTTCGTGCTGCTCATGGCAACATCGTTGACAACCACGTTCGCTTGAATGGTGTTCTGCGAAGTGCCTGCCGAATACGCGGTCAGCGTGATGGTTGAGCCTGTCTCGGCGGTCTGCGAGGCGAGGAAGTTGGTGCTGATGAACGCAGCCGACCGTGTCATCACGCCGCCTGCGCTTCCGGTCATGTCATAGACGCCCAGCAGCCTGTTCCGTCCGCTGTTGGTGAACCCGGTCACGTCAGACATGGCGCGGCTGATCGTTGCGCTCCATGTGTTGAGGACGCCGACGATTCCTGTGCCGCTCACGTTGCCGCTGTTTCCGTTGATTGCTGACATTTACGCAGTCCTTGTGCTAAAGAGGCTGTAGGTGGTCGTGAGGATCACGAACTCATCATTGAAGGATGGTACGCCGCGGCTGACGCACTGGACCTGCATGGGTCCGTACGGTGCGGATACGGTCAGTTGCTGCTGGTCCAGCAGCGTGTACAGCGCCTCCTCAATGTCCATGCACACCGCAACGCCAGCCTTGGCCTCGCAGTAGATGTCGAACGTCAGGGCGCCGTTCAGGATGCGGGAACCGCCGAACTGGTCGCTGTTCTCCATGCCGTCCAGCCCGTAGATGGCATTGGGGAATGTCACGTTCTGCGGACCCGTCAGGTGGTAGTACCGCCCGTCCAGCAGCCCATGAAACGACCCGGCAGTCTGCACGCTGGCGAGTTTGGTGTAGATGGCATCGATGATCTGTTTCATTGGACGTTGAAACCTGCCAATCGTATGCGCCCTTTGACGATGTCAGGAACGCGCCTTTGCATGATGGCAAGCGTTGGAGCCACATACGGTCGCGCCTCCATGTTGTCGGTGCCGTCCTCAAGCCACTTGGCGTACTTATTCCGAAGGGTGATCTGCCAGCCCTTGAGATTGCCAGCGCCCTTGCGTAGGGGCTTGGCGACCTGTATGGACCGCCGAAGGCCTCCCAATTTGACTGTCGGCGGGTCGCCGGGGGCGGACGCGCGGTGCAGGCCCACGTCGCCAAGGTTCTTCGCGCCCTTCTTGCTGCCGATCAGTCCCTTGATGGCATCCTCCGACAGCGTGAAGCCCTTACGCATCGCAACGTACTTGCGCGCGCGCGTGCGTCGCGCGAGCGTGGCTGCGTCAAGCACGTTCTTGATGTTGAACCGCTTGCGCGTGCCGCTTTCGGTGTGCGCAAACCGTGCGGCAGCGACCTTCTGCGCCGAATCCTTGTTCAGCCCCACGTCCTCGGCCATGAATCGGTCCAGCCGCTTGGCTCCAGCCGCGCCCTTGGCGTAGACGCGACCGCGTCCCGGCTGGCTGACCATCCGCTGCATCTCGGTCTGCGTTTCCACCATCGCCTCCAGCGTCCCCTCGTAGATGGCGGCGTCAAACGACCGCTGCAACTTCGCTGCGCTGAATGTATGGCGCGCAGGCATGGTCAGAGCGGCAGCACGCGGGTCAGCGACAGCCGCATGTGTGCCACGCCATCGATGGCGCTACGCTCGTCCGGCGTGCGCACCTCCTGAATGTCCCAATAGGTGGTGCCGACGTTCAGCCGATCCTGCGGCTGAATGTCCAGCCCAAGCGTGCAATAGCCCGTGGCGGACAGCGTGTTCCGCTGCGCTCCGAGCGTGTCGCCTTCAGCCCCGCCGCCCTGCTGGATGTACACCGTCACCGAGGACAGCGAACTGCCGTATGTGTTGATGATCGCGCCTGTACTGTCGCGCGTGGTGGTCGGACGGCTGGTGCTGCACACCTTGCCCCATTGCGCGATCATTGAATCTACGCTCATGCGATGTCCTTCCAGCGCGCAAGCAGCGTGTCAAGGCGCGCGTTCATTTCCTGCGCGGTCGCACGGGTGTACGAGTAGTCGCCAAGGCTTTCGGACGTCAGGTTACCGTCACGGCGGCGGTCGCGATACAGCATGGACGCAACCTCGATGCACGCCTGCTCCACGTCCTCCGGTACGGTTGAGTATCCGGCGGTGTATTCAATCAGCACAGCCTTCATTGGGCTTGGCATGACACCCTTGTCCAGCGGCCAGTAGGCAAACCATGATCGGTCGATCGCCAGCCTGCCCGTGTGGTAGTCGTAGGTGTACTCAGACGGGATGTCCGCGCCGTACAGCGTGACGGTCGCAAGCACGCAGTCAGCGCCTGCGCGCGGTCGCAACTGCACGGACCTCATGTTCTTGCCCAGCGAGCATTGGAAGCCTGCCGTGCCTCCAATGGCTGTGGCGAGGCTTGCCGTGGTTGGGTACGTCGATAGCGCGAGCGTCGTGGTCGTAGTGACGCCTGCGGATGTCGTGCGCGTCAGCACCACCGCAGGTGTCGGGCCTTCCTGATTGACCTGCACGCTGGCGCGGATGTCCGTCGCGTCCGTACTGGTCACGATGAGCGATGCGTATGCGCCGCTGAACACGTTGGACACCGCCGACACGGGCCATTGGTACAGGCGGATCATGTCCACGCCTGCGCCGCTGCGCCATTCGGTGTAGGTGCGCTCCCGGATGTTGCGCTCAAGGTACGACTCGATCCGGCTTGTGGCTCGGTCGATCGATGCCTCAAGGATTGCGTCATCCGTGCTGGTCGTGATGCCCAGCCAAGACTTCAGGTTTGCGAGCGAAGTGAGCGCGTAGGGTCCGACTGCCATGCCCGAATCGTATGCCCTATCGGGCGTACCACGGCTTGCCCATCGTGTAGTACTCGTTCGTGCTCTGCCATTGTCGCTTCAGGTCGCGGTCCACCCATGCCACCACCAGTTCGGCATGGCCGACGCACACCTTGGGCGTGAGCCATGCCTTCAGGCCTGCCTTCTCCCATTGCCGCCAGAAGGTGATGTCATCATCCGTGCGGCCTTCGCCCCAAGTGCCGTCCGGCGCTGGCACGCCGACGAACCACGGGCGTTCGACCTTCATCAGCGCCTCCTTACGGATCAGCGTCAGTCCGAAGTGCGCTGTAGCCACTTGGATCGCCTCGCCTTCCAGTTCTGTGGACAGCACTCCCGTGCGCAGGTTGCCCTTCTCGTCGCGCAAGGTCAGAAGGGGCGAGGAGCGTTCCCGACCAGCCTGCATGGGCGCGAGTATGTCAAGGTTGTTCCGCTCGGCTATGTCGCGCATCCGCACGATGTCCTCCGCGGTGAAGATCGTGTCGTAGTCGGTCGTGACGATCCACTTGATGTGGTCCTTTCGCATGGCGTCGGACATCACTCGGTCGATCCCCTGCGTCCAGAACACGCCCGTATGCCGCGTCAGGTTGATGCCAAGCGCCTTGGTCGCGATGGCGGCGCAGTACATATGGTCGGTGAAGCCAAGGCGGGGACACGTCTGCACAAGGTGCATGTCCCGGTAGGTTGGCAGTTCAGCAGGGACGCTCGGATGCTTCTTGCGGCCCATCAGGTTCAGGCTGACTGGATGGCGCGAACAGTCATCGAAGTCACCTTCCCATGGGGTGATGTCCTCCAGCCCAGCCCGTTCCATCAGTTCGTGCAACTTCTGCATCTGGTAGATGGCGTGGTGGGCATCGTTATGGTCGGAGTGACCGCCCATCAGCATCCCCTCTAGGTTCAGTTCGCTGCCGCGTCCCTCCGAATACCACTTGACGATGAGGTCAAAGTTCGGAACGGCGACCTTCAGCCAACCGCCGGGCTTGAGGATGTCCACCCAATGCTGCAGCACCTGCTGCGCCTCGCAGAACGGGATGTGCTCCAGCACGTGGCTCGCGCGGATCTCGTCAGCGACATCGTTGGTGAACGGCAGCGAGCGCACGTCGTGCCCCAGCGTGGCATCAATTGCGGTGTAGCCCGGGATGCGAACGTGTCCAGCGCCAAGGTCCAGTTTCAGCATGGCTGGACGATACCAAACGAACAGGGGCGGCCCGAAAGCCGCCCCTGTCCTTGGTTGTGCGTCGTGCGCACTGTGTGCCGCCGAAGCGGTCAGGCTGGGGTCACTCCAGTTCGCCGCCCGGATTCACGACGAGGCCGACCGTGGTCGTGCCTGCGACGTGAGCGCCGTCGGTTCCGAGTGCCGCGATTGCCTCGCCCACCGAGTTGGGCGCGATGGCCGGACGCGACAGGTTCGCCACAAAGGCGTAGGTGACCGTGGTCTGGGGGCTGACCGACAACTTCAGGTACCGCTTCTTGCCGAGCATGTCCACGTTCAGCACGTAGGGCTGGACGGCGGTCGCTGCCGTGGCGATTGCGGTCGGGATCGTGAAGCCGTTGGTTGCGCCGCCGACATACCCGTCAAGGTTGCCGAAGGCGTTGGTCGCATCCCCGTGCTCCAGTTTGAGCACGGTGGGGACGTTCGTCGCGCCCGACCCGGAGGACGGTGCAACGATGATCTGGGCGGATGCGAAGCCGCGGGTGTCCACGATGAAGGTTCCGGTACCGCCTGCGGTGACCGTGGCCGGGTTGGAGCAGATTGTCTTGACGCTCTGATTGTGATGCATGGGTCTGGTGTCCTTTCTGGATCAGATGGTGAACTTGATGAGCGCACCAGCCGTGGACGCGTCGCCGACATTAGCCACGTTGATGTCGAACCGACTCGTGCCGCGGACCACCAGTTCGTCCTGCTCGAACGCGTTGAGCGCAGCGTTGCTGAACTCAACGGTGGTGGAGCGTCGGTCGCCGAGGTAGGCCGCAAGCGAGAGGTCGCCGAAGTACGCCAGCACGTCGCCGTTGCTGGCGGCAGCGGGGATGGCCTGCGCGAGCACGACCGGGTAGCCGAAGAAGGTCTTCTGCTGCGTGGTCGTGTCGATGATCTCGCCAGCCATCACGCCACCCGCACCCTCCGCGAGGCGGAGGAAGGTGTTGTTCCAGACGGCGCGGTTCATGTACCACTTCGCATTGGGCGTGTCGGCCCACTGCGCGAGTTTGCCGACCACTGCACGGCAGTCGCCAAGGACCACGCCTGCGAGCGAACCCGCAGCGGAGTCCTGTAGGCCGCCAGCGCCGATGGCTGCGGTGCAGCCGACGATGCCGCCGAAGGTGGACGTGCCGTCGCCGTTGAAGCCGCACTGGTCTTCCTTGAGAGCGAATGCGTATGAGATTTCGCTCGCGAGTTCGTCTCCAAGACTCACGACATTATCTTCATTCAACTCGCTGGAAATCTTGGAAAGCACCATCAACTTCTTGGCGACCAGATTCACCTGATCGAACTGCTGTTGCGACTGGGTGCCGAGACTGGACTCGCCAACGAAATACGCGGTGACCGTGCCTTGCCTGCGCGGCATGCGCTTCACGTCGCTGGACATCGGCACGATCCGGGCGTTCTGGCGGAAGATGCCGAACGTATCGCGCAGCGTGATGAGGCTGTTCTCGAACTCGTCGGGGACGAGGTAGCCGCCTGCCGTATTGACGTTCTCCGTGTGGCCCTTGGTGACCAGCACGTCGTGGTCGTTGCACCACTGGATGGACTTGGTCGAACCGAGGCACGCCATGGCCCAGCGTCCGAAGCGGTACGCCTCGTCCACCGACTTAAACGCGCGGAGGCGACCGAAGACCTTCGGCGACTCCACCTTGACGGCAGCCTTGGTCATCGGCTTGATGCTCTTGCGCTCGGCCTGAATGGCTGCGCGAACCTCGGCGGCGATGCTCTTGGCCTCGTCCTCCTTCGGCTCCTCGCCCTCCATCGCGTCGGTCTCAACCTCGGCGGCGGCTGGCAGGCTGATCGTGACGTCCACGTCATCGACCGGGTTGCCGTCGGCGTCAACGACCATGACGCCCTCCATGTACAGCGCCTTGGCCTTGGCGTAGCCCTTTGCGCCCTTCTGGTTTGCGAGTGCCTGCAGGTGCTTCTGCAGTTCCTCGGCGGTGATCTTCTTCATTGGAAATGCTCCCTAGTGGGGTTGGTGTCTGTGTGATTTGAACGTGCGGCGCAGGTCATACGTCCGGGCGCAAGGCCCACCGTCGCGACCAACCGATGCGGTAAGGATAGGCACGCCATAAATAGCGCAAGCCGCCCACGAGGACGGCTGCGCCATAGGAGAGATGCTTGACCGAATCAGTCAGCGTACAGGCGACCCTGCGCCCGTGCGAACTCGTCACGGACGATGGTCTTGCGGTCCAGCCAGCCGACGGCAGGCACGGACACGCTGACGCGGACACGGCTTGGAGGCTTGGGCGCTGCGGCAGGCTTCGCGTCAGGCACGACCTTTACGCCAAAGCCCTTGACGGCAGTCGCGGTGACCAGCCCCTTTCGGACGGCGGTCACGATGGCGTCCTGATTGGCAGGCACGGACACGACGCTCACCTCCAGCAGTTTCCACTTGCCGTAGACGCGCTTGCACATATCGCCGTACTTCTCGGCGTCCGCCTTGGTGGCAGGCCGAGCCTCAATGCCCATGAAGCCGATGGACATGGTGTTCAGCGCACCGAACTCCATCAGGCTGGCGACGGTGTCCGGGAACCACTCGCCAACGTGGTTGTCGGGACGTGGGGCAAGGGCGAACTCGGCTTCGATGCCCCGATCCATCCGCTTCATCCGCAGCATCTTGCCGATGGGCTGCTTCACGTCGTGCTCGTACAGCAGGATGGGATTGCGTTCGTAGTCCTTGCTGTTCATTCCGCTCGGCACGACCACCTCGCCATCGCGGTCCACGCTGTCGGTGGTGATGGTCGCAACGAACGTCGATGCCTTGCCGACGGACTTGACGATGGATGCCTGTAGATGCTTGCTGTTCATGGTGTTTGTTCGGTGACGGCGATGATGTCGCAGCGGCAGTTGGGGTGCAGCGGCGCTCCCTGCACATCACGATAGGTCAACTGCATCGTGCCTCCGCGCGTGCCTTTCAGCGTCGTGCCGACCGTGTAGAACGGCGTATCGACCGGGATGGTCTTCTGCCCGAACGTCCTACCAGCCGCCTCGCAGAACTCGCACGCGTCCGGCGACAGCAGCCACCGCTTGCCGATGACCACGCCCGACTCCTTCATCGCCTCCAGCCGACCTTCCGAGTAGGCATAGGCACTCTCGGTACGTGCAATCATCTCGGCGCGCGTTCGGCTGATGCCACGGCGTTCTGCGATGGCGTCGGCCATTTCGGAGATGGTCGCGCCTTCCTGAATGCCACGCGCCACGGTGTCTGCGATGTACCGGGCTGCGTTCTCGGACACCGACAGGCTCATGCGGTCGGCGGCGTTACGGGCTGCTCGGACGGCAAGCGGATTCGCCTCCGCCTCGTCGCTGTCCTTCAGGATGTCAGCCACCTTCGGGAAGTCGGCAAGCGCCTCCAGCGTCGCCTTCGCGCCTGCGTCAGCCATGACGGCGGCATACGGACGAGCCACCTCGCGGATCTGTTTGGCAAGGTCGCTGCGCATCTCAAGCGCCTCGCGCTGGATGCGTTCGACTAAGTCCTTGTTCGTGCCACGCCAGTTGCGGACGATGTCCTCCAATGGCTTCACGGCCTCGCCAAGGATCTCCTCCAGCGCGTCCATGTACCGCTGCAGTTCGCGAGCCTCAATGTCGCGCAATGGTTCCTTCTTGGCCTTGCGCACGACCGTCTGAGTGTCCGCCGTAAACGGCAGCCAAGGCATCGCCGCGTCCGGGTCGATGCACCGCGCCGCAGGCGACCTAGACAGCGCCTTGACAGCGCGCAGGACGATCCGCTCGCGGCACGGCTCGCACATCAGGCAAGCCACGCCAAGCCACGGCGCTGTGCATCCGTGAACGGCGTCAGGTCCGCACCGCTGTCCTTGATGTGCTGCATCGCGCACATGATGCCGATGTGACGGACGTTGCGGTCCATCGTGTCGCGCTGCTCGTCGCTCTCGTCGCCTGCCGCAATCAGCGCGTCGATCAGGTCTGCGGACGCCTGCAAGCCGCGCAAGTGCTCGGCGGTATCTT